TGTGGTGCTACGTATATTAAAGCAGGTGCTGTATATAGTGGAGATTGGGTAGCTATACAATCTATCAGTACTACAGATGTAGTATTAAAAATTAGTGGTACAGCAGAAACTATAGTAGATTGGGAAGGGGTAATAGGTGATCTCACATTAGAATCTAGTGTTGGAACAAGTCCGATATGGTATGGAAACTTCACACAGATTGAAGTAGATGCTGGAATAATATTAGCGTATAAACGTTGCTAATGCATGGATAGAGTAATAAAAAAATTAGCTGAGGAATATAATTTACCAGAACAGGTAATTGAAAGTATTGTTAGATCTCAGTTTAAATTTGTATGTGATAAAATGCAAGATGATGAATGTTTAAAAATAAGATTACATCATTTTGGAGTATTTAAAATTAAACCTAAAAGATTATATGTAATAAATGGAGAGATTGAGTGATAAAGTAATAAAAACTTCTAAATCTGCTATAGAAAATAAATTATCTATAATAAGTAGATTATTAGCTAAAGAAAAGGCTAAAGAAGAACCGGATGAATTAATTATAGAAGATCTAACATTTAGAATAAAATCTTTTACTGGAAAGATAGGAAAGATAAATAAATTAATTAATAGAGAATGATATTACAATATCTTGAACGAGCATTTAGGAATAATAGAAAAGATACTGGTCTTAGAGCCTTATCACAATTTGTAAAAAAATCAAAAAAGAAAGGTAATGTATCTACTTGGGATATTAGATTAAAAGGGACAGAATTAGATCCTACTAATCCTGATGGAATAGAATATAATAAACCGGTAAGGTTTTTAACGTCAAAAGAAACAGATAAATATATATATAATATGAGTAAAAGACGTAAACCAACTAAAGTATCAAATAGAAAGAACTTTAGAATAGTTGATTATACCGAAAGAAAAAATAGAATATAATGGCATCATTATTCGATCTGAAAGGAGGACAAATAGTATTAAATCCAGAATCATTAGCTATCCCTATATTTAATAAGATCTGGAAAAGGGATAAATCTAAATCTAAAGATAGAGCAAATAAAGAAATTGCATATATATTTTTTATGTGTGATTTCAATAGTCCTTACATGGCTTATCCTGGTTCTAAAAGACGGGATATTATTTTAAATGATTTTATGAAAGATACTAAATGGACAGAGGATAAAGAGATAAAAGAAGCCATGAATAAATATTTAGAATTCCAAGAAACTCATACAATGAGACTAATGAAAGCAGCTAAAGGAGCTGCAGATAAATTAGCAATGTACTTTGAGCACATTGATTTTACCGAAATAGGTGAAAATGGAAGACCACGTTACAATGCAAAAGATGTAGCAATTAATTTAGAAAAAGTAGGAAGTATTGTAGAAAGTTTAGATAAATTAGAAAATAAAATTAAGAAAGAAATTAAGACTGATTCCCGTGTACGTGGTGGTGGGGATATAGGTCTTTATGAACGTTAAAATAATTATTATGGGATGTGGATGTAATAAAGGTAAAAAAAATAAACCTACTACCAATATATTAAAAGAGACCTTACAAAAAGCAGTAGCAGAAAGTAAAGGTGAGCCGATTAATATTGTTGCACCAGTTAAAAATGGTAAGCTTCAAACTCCTAAACTTGTAGATAAAGCTACAATGGATAGGGTTAAAAAGAATCAAGATGCAAGAATTAAAGAGCATAAAGAAGGAGTTAAACCACCAAGCTTAATGAAACGTGCATTCAACTTTGCTAAGGCTACAAAAGAATATGTTAAAGATGGTATGCAGAATGTTGATAAAGCTATATATATAAAAAGATTGGAAATTTGTAAAAGATGTCCTATATTTAACGCGGAAAAAGGAACATGTAATAAATGTGGATGTTTTATGGAAATAAAAGCTAAATGGAAAGTTTCTACATGTCCTGATGAGCCATCAAGGTGGCCAGATCCAAATATAAAAGTAAAAGAATATGGCGATAACTAGAAAAACTTTAAAAGAAAAGTATAAATTCGAACCGGTTAAAGGTAACGAAAAAGTATTAACACGAAGAATAGGTGAAGCAGAAACTATAGATGTATTTGGAAGCGCTCTTTGTTATAGAGGAGAAGTTATGGCTACTCTTGAATGTATGAGTAATGATAGGTTTGGAGAATATTTGGAGAGATTAATTAGAAGTTTAAAAAGAAGAAATGAAATTAAAAGTAATTAGAATTAGCAGTGAATCAGATTCAACATCGGGATTATTATTTGATATTACCGATCCTGATAATAAAAAATTTTTAGCTTATACATTGGAAGATGAAAAAAGAAAAGAAAAAGTTATGCATGAAACAAGAGTACCAGCTGGAGAATATCCGGTTGTACTTAGAACAGAAGGTGGGTATCATAATAAATATTCTAAAAGATTTTCTGACTTTCATGTTGGTATGTTGCATATTATTGATATACCTAATTTTGAGTATATTCTTATTCATTGTGGTAATACCGATGAAGATACTAGCGGATGCTTACTTGTTGGAGACTCCCAAGAAAACAACCAAATCAAGAAGGACGGTTTTATAGGAGCATCTACACAAGCATACAGAAGAATATATCCAAAGATAGCAAAAGCTTTAGAAAATGGAGAAGAAGTAACAATTAAATATGTAGATTATGCATAATAGAACTGATCAAGAATTATTAGACGAAGCAATGGATAATGCTTATAAAGTTGTAATGGGCTTAACTACTGTAGATGATATATTAGATAGTGATAAAGAAGAAGTTGTATTACCTTTTGATATGACACAAGATGATGCATATGATGTAACAAAACTTATTGAGTTATTGGTATATTATTATGAAGGTGAAGAATGGTATGAAAGGTGTGCAGCTTTAACAAAATTAACAAGGAATGGCAAAAAGAACGCAGTCTTTATTCGAGCAGAAGAGTAAAGTAACAAGAAGAGGAGTACATGCTAAAAGCGGTTCTTCTCAAAGTAAAAGTAGTAAAAATTATAAAAAACCATATAATAGACAAGGAAGATAATGAAAAATTTAATATTAATATTATTATTTTGTTTTAGTTTTGTAAACGGACAAAATAATTTTTTTAAATACTCTACCTTTTATACATCGATGTCAATGGGTACATCTATGATAGAAAGGGAAGATTATATAGCAATAGATAAAGGTTATGAGGATGTAACGTGGGTCTCACCTTATGACTATAATTTAACAGTAGGTCTACGAAAAATAGCAAGATTTGATTATGAACATAAAGTTAAAACATGGTATTATGGTACTGAAGACAATGTTGCAGATAATGTTACTATTGGTAACAGTGTTGGTTGGGAGTATCTTTTTAATTATTCATTTATACGGAATCGTGGTGATAAATATACTGAGCAAAATTTCTGGCTTAGATACCTTGGAAATAGTTGCGTCACCAAAATCCAATATACAGATAACCAAAGAGTAGATCTAAAGTTTATATCTCTAGATACTCGTTATCGAGTAAATAAAGGAAATTGGGATTTTACAATAGGAGCAGTTTTAAGAGTGCATCCAGCGTATGGTATAAATCCTATTGAAGATTTTTGGATACCGGGAGAAAATACATTTCAAGATTTAGCAGAAGATTTTGGTTATGCATCAGAACAATGGGTTCAAGGTTTTTATGTAGATCAAAACTGGTATGATGTTAGTAGTGGTGATTCTATATTAATTGCTACATCTAATGATGAGTTTTATACCTGGTGGTTTGGTGATGCAGTAGCAACATACAATGAAAGGGAATTAGAAAAATTAGGTATGCAGAAAGAATTAAGTGCAGTGTTAGGAGTAGCGTATTATAAATACACTCCTAAGTTTTGGTTACATGCATGGGCTAATATTCTTCCTTATCATTATGGATTAGATGATTATTCTTATGAATATGAAGATGTAAAAGATATGATAGAATGGGATTCTGGTATTGTAACGGGTGTTAGACTTAATAAACATTTAGGGCTCTTTGTTGAAGGTACTCATATGAAGTATTGGGGAAAGCCTGTGTTTGATCTTAAGTTTGGTTTTAACTATTTAATATTTTAAGAATGAATTGGATAAAATTATTAGTAATAATATTACTAGCAGCAGGATGTTCAACGTTATTTAATCCTGAAATGTATAATCCTAATCCACGACCTGTGGTTGTTGAAGAGGAAGTAAAAGTTGACACAATAAAAATAACTATAAACGGTGTTGAAAAAATTATATTAGACACTTTAAAAACAGATTAATAATGAAAAAATTAATATTTATATTATTTGCGTTTATTGGCTCGTTCGCTAATGCGCAATATGATTTCCAACAATTATGTTTAGATTGTGCTGCAGTTAATGGCTTTTATTGTGGAGATGATCCTACTAATTGGACTCAATATGCTCCAAATGGATGTGTACAAACCTCTTGGCTTAATGATGGATGGGAAGATTGTGTAGACGCAACAGATGAAAATGGTGCTGTTCCAACCACTGCGGATGAATGCGCACCAGTTGAAGGGTGTGATACAATATATGTAGATGTACCTGTTATTGAAATAGATACAATATTTGTAGATGTTCCATTTTATATCTATGAAACTGAATATATATTTGATACTATTGTAGAAACAGAGTATATAACTCAAGTTGTTATAGACACTGTTATTGATATACAATTAGATACTATATATAATACAGAGTATATAACCCAAATACTTTTTGATACTATAGTAGAGATTCAATATGAAACTATATTTGAAGAAATATTTGTTACAGACACATTGTGGATGGAAGGAGCATTAGACACTATGTTTATAGATGTAATAGAATATGTAGATGTATTTGTATTTGATACAATTATTGAAACAGAAATTGAATATGTTGAGTTTTTTGTAACAGACACAATAATTCAGTATGACACTATAGTGAACACAGAATATGTAGAAATATTTGTTGTGGATACAATTATAGAATATGTAGAAATAATTAATACAGAATATATTGATTGTGATACAGGTATGCCATGTAACTCTTCTATTAATGAATTATTAGATAAGTCAAAAGAAAATGGTTTAATTTATAATATTAAGGGACAAGCAATTAGAGAACCTGAAGGTTTATATATAGAAAATGGTAAAATAAAATATATGATAAAATAATGAAAAAAGAATTATCAGAAGATAGTAAATTTCAAATAAGTATAAAAACATTAATAGGTATTGTAGTTGGTGTAGCTACTGTAATTACCTCATATTTTGGTTTAATGGGAACGATTAATTCTAAGTTTGTTGATCTTGAAGATAAAGTTGAAAAAGCTTTAGAAATGCCAAAACCAGGTACAGGAACTTATACTATTGATATGGGAGATCCAGCAGCTACAAATACATGGCCTCCAACTCGTATGGAGTTTAATATGAAAGATCAAATGGCCCGTAATCAAATTGATATGCTAATAAAGGAGATTGAGGAGATGAAGGAAGAAATTAAAGAATTAAGAAAATGAAAAAATTATATTGTCTAATATTATTAATATGTAATATTTGTATAGGACAGGACTTTATTGATGAAAATAATTTCAACGAAAAAATCGCTAAAGATATTACAGCTGTAGAATTTTGGGCCGGATGGAATGTTCAAAATGAATTTAAAGAATTAAACAAACTGAAAGAGTGTGTAGTATATAGAATAGATGTAACTTCTAATATAGATATTCAAACTAAATATAATGTAATTGCTATACCAACTGTTATTATATTTGATAATGGTGTAGAGAAAGAAAGGTTCTTACCTAATATTATGTTTCAACTTGATGCTGATAAAAAAACAGTTCAACATTCTGTTGATACAATAAAGTTAAATAAATTTCAATAATGTATAATTATAATGCAAAATTAGATAGAGTAGTTGACGGTGATACTGTTGACGCTGTTATTGATTTAGGCTTTAATGTCTATATTAAAAAAAGAATTAGATTAGCAGGTATAAATGCACCTGAATCTAGAACTAGAAATAAAGTAGAAAAGAAGTTAGGAATAGCTGCTAAAGAGAGATTAATAGATATATTAGATGGTGCAGCAAATTGTTTTGAATTAGAATCACAAGAACTTGGTAAATATGGTAGAGTTCTTGGTAGATTACATATAAACAAATTAGCTGGAAAAGAAACATTAACGCAGGTTTGTGTTAATGATCTCCTTGTAAAAGAGGGACATGCTGTCAAGTATGATGGCGGAAAACGTGTATAATTAAAAAATAAATTATGATGAATATTTTTAAAGATTCCAATGACTGGAACGAAAAATCAATAATAGGTTTTGTTGCTTTTGTAATAATGTGTATTGTTATGGTATTAGATCTTTCTACTGGATGGTATGGTTACGATTTAGTAATCAACGAATTTGTATACGATTCATTTGTGTGGGTTGTATTAGGATGCTTTGGTATAAGTGGTGTTGAGAAATTTGCTAAAAAATAATGAATCATTTTAGACTACAATCCTCTTTTGTTAATACCAGAGAATTCTCTTGCGAAGCTAAGAATTTTTTAAAGAATGGATATTATACCAATTCTCCTCCGGGTACTTATGCATATAAAGAATATTGGGATGAACAAACTAGAAGATGTTTAGAAGGTTTTGAAGTAGGTGGGGTCCGAATAACTGGACCTCACTATTTTTATTTAAATTTTACACAAATAAAAGCTACTGTAAAAAAAGGAAAATTGGAAAGAAAGGTTTTAACCTTTCCAAGTTTTCTGGATATGGATTATTATTACTTTGATGAGTGCGAATTAGCAAGAGAAAATGGTCAAGGTATGATAGTAGCTAAAGCTCGTCGTAAAGGTTTTTCATACAAAAATGGTGCCTTATGCGTTCATCAATATAATTTTTTTAGAGATTCTACAAGTATTATTG